GAATGGAAGTATCCAGCGGTTCCTTGGTTGTGAGGACCCAGATGCTCACCGTGGTGTTAACCCGACAGATGTTATTTTTGACGAGTATTCTGAAATGGATGAGAAGATTTGGATAGATATTATCTTGCCCGTGCTACGAGAAAACAAGGGAACGGCGACCTTTATCTTCACCCCGAAAGGCATGAATCACTCCTACAGGCTCATTCAGATGGCGAAAGAGAGCCCAGAGGAATGGTTTGTGAGTGTTAAGACCGTGCTAGAGACCAAGAGTCATGGACCTGCTGAAATTGAGATGTCCCGTAAAGAGATGCCTGAAGCCAGTTTCAAGCAAGAAATGATGTGCGAGTTCCTTGATAGTGCTGGTCAGTTCTTTCGAAGGCTTGAGGAGAACACCTATAAGGGGCAAGTCGAGCCAGTTGGCACCTTTCAGTTTGGGGTTGACCTCGCTAAATATCGGGACTGGACCGTTATTACCCCGTTTAACCTATCAACTTTTTATGTGTATCCACAAGAGAGGTTCAATCAAGTCGATTGGAACCTTCAGAAGGCACGCATAGAAGCGACAGTAAGACGTTACGGGAATGGGAAAATTTTCATTGATTCTACTGGAGTTGGCGACCCAGTGGTAGAAGACCTCAAGAGACGGGGACTCAATATCGATGAGGAGGGATTCCGATTTACCGAACAGTCAAGGAAACAGTTACTGGAGAATCTTGCCATTCTCCTCGAGCAGGACAAGATAAAGCTCCCTGATGACGAAGGGTTACGGGAAGAACTGAAGGGCTTTCAACTGAAACTCGGAGAACGGGGAAAGGTGAAGATTCAATCCTCACTCGAACACGATGACCGTGTTATGAGCCTCGCCCTCGCTGTCTGGCAAGCACCGCCGATGCCGACCCGTAATGCGGAAGCAATGTATTTCGACCTCTATAATAAACAATCATTTATATGATGACCTTTGATGCCATTGAAGCCAAGGCAACACAATTAGTTAGTAGCAGGGTTCGTAACTACCAAGACGCACTTGCCTTCGTGACTGACAAGGTTGCTTTTAACATGCGGAACGTTATTAAACTTGCCAGGAAGAACTACTGGGGAGTATTTGATGAACAAGTTGACCCAGTTACTGGTAGGAAGAAGATTTTCGTTCCTCTTACCCAGCATATCGTTGAGACCGTAGTAAAGAATATTGATTTAGATACTAAAGACGTTAACTTCCGTGCCAAGAACCAAGCCGCTGTTCCTTATGCGACATTAGTTAGAGCGGTAGTTAAGAACGCCCTCGATGAGATGCACTTCGGAGAGAAACTCGACATTTTCGAACGAGCACTCGCCATGGATGGCACTGCTGTTTGGAAGACCTGGACCGAGGTAGACGAAGAAGGTGAAGAAGAAGTCTGCACCAAATTAGTTGACTTACTTAACTGCTACATCGACCCTCAAGCCGAGTCTATTCAGAAATCTGATTTCATTGAACGAGCGGTCTTAACCAGAGAAGAGATTGAGGAATATACTGACTGGATTAACACTGACAAGATTAACTATCGGGAACACATTCATCCGACTGACGAGAACATGACGAACTTCGCCAACAAGAGTCAGAGTGCGGAGATATTCGAATTCTGGGGAACAATTACCAAAGACCTCATGACTGGCAACCCCAAGGATGGGAAGAAACAGTTACAAGGACACATTGTTTGCTCAAGAGCTGGTTCTGCTTGGAACGTTCACTTAATCGAGGAGAACAAAGAGAAGAAACCTTACGAGGAAGGTTGGGCGATTAAAGTTCCTGGTAGATGGTATGGTCGTGGCATGGCAGAAACCGTGATGCAACTTCAAATCTGGATGAACCAGGTTGTTAACATGCGTATCAACAAAGCCCAGGTTGCTCAACTTGGTATTTTCAAAATTAAAACGGGTTCAGGAATTACCCCACAAATGATTTCAAGGATGGCAAGTAACGGAGTCATCCCTGTTCAGAGTATGGATGACATTCAACAGTTAGTGATGGAAGATGTTAAGAGTTCATCTTACTCTGACGAACAAGTTATCTTTAACTGGGCACAGCGTGCTACTTCGACTTACGAGGCAGCAACGGGCGAAAGTCTCCCAGCGAGCACGCCTGCAACGAACTCGGCGATTCAGAATCAGGCAGTGCAGTCAGCGTTTGTCCTCATGAAAGAGAACCTTGGATTCTTTATTGAAAGATGGATTAAGCACTCCCTCTACCCGATGATTCAGAAGAGTCTAACTGCTAACAAAGTAGTAAGGATTACAGGCGACCTCGAGGACTTACAGAAGTTCGATGAGATGGTTGTCAACCACCAAATTTACGAAGAGATTGAACGAGTTAAAGGGATGGGTTATGAGGTTAACAAGGAACAAGTTCTTAAAGAAAAAGAACGCCTCCTTGCCAAACAGAAAATGAACGGCAAGACCAGATTCATGACTATCATGGAAGATATTGACCCGTTTGAATACGATGTCTCGGCAGTTATTACTAATGAAAACATCGACCCAACGGTAGTCACAAGGAATCTTCTCTCGATGCTCCAGTTCGTTCCTGAATATAAGGACCAAGTAGTCAAGCAGATATTTGACTTAATGGGACTCGACTTTAGGCAAGAGAAGCAGGCACTTCCTCCAACAGGACAACAGATGCAACAGATGCCAGGCATGGCAGGAGCAGGGAACCCAGCTGACCAGCGACTTCCAGCGATGAACGCCCAAGCACAACTACAAGAAGCTAACCAAGTATGAAAGATAAAGAACTCCAAACCGCAATAAATGAAATGGAGGTCGTAGAAAATCTTGTTGCTTCTGAAGGTTGGAAGCGTGCCAAGAAAATTTTATTAGAAAAAATAGTTCAACTAGATTCCTTATCAGGGATTGATAAGAGCAAACCTCCCGCTGAAGTAGTAGCTGAAATGGCAGCTCGTGAAGGAGCAATTGCATTAATATTCGAGTGGCTTCGTGAGATTGAGGGGAAAGCTTCCCAGGCGAAGTCTACTAAAGAAATTTTAATGAACTCTAAACGAGACGAAATTCTCGTAAACATTGAGTAGTTTTAGTGGGGCGAGCTTGGGAAACGCCTCACACTAAACTTCTTAATTAGGTCGATAGGAAGTCTTAAATAATTCTTTTTCGTTCTATGAGTAATGACAATACCTCAAATTCCATCCCTGGTGAACATAGCGTTAGTTCAACAGAAGGAAGTGAGAATGTTTCTCAAGACACCATATCTCTTTCCGCCCTACTCGCTGAAGCGACAGGTCGGAACTTCCAAAACAATGATGACGCTCTTAAAGCCGTTAAGGATACCTTTGCTTATGTGGGAAAAGTAGGAAAATACAAACCCCAAATAGACAAACTGGAATCCAAATTCGGTGGCGAAAAAGGTCTTCAAACATTTATGGAAAACGCAATTCAAGAACAGACGCAAGCTGCTCAACCATCTGTCGATAGTAACTTTGTCTCGAAGGAGCAATATGAGAGGGATAACTTCTTCTCACAAAACCCTTCATACGCAGAGCACAGACCTATTATTGATGCGATGCAAAAAGCAACAGGCAAGTCACTCAAGGAAGTCGTAGACCTCCCTGAACTAAAATCTGTCCTAGAAAAAGTTAAAGGATATGATGAGAATCAGAAGTCAAAATCTATCTTACATACTAACCCCAGACTTGGTGCTGCGGTTGATAGAATGACTTCCGCAAACGATGAACTAAAAAAGGGCAACCTTGAGTCAGCTTCATCTCTCGCTACTAAAGCAGTAATGGAAGCCTTCAACTAACACTAGTCTGATTAACATATTATATGCCTGCAGATGAAATATTACGCTCTTACGGGGATGCGAATTCCCGTGAAGATGTCGTGTTAAATGCAATTGAAATCTTAACAGCAAAGGAGACTCAAATCTTCAACATGCTTGGTAAGACCACTGCTATTAACACAATCCACTCATTCTTGACAGATACTCTGTCCACCGCTGGCTCATTGGCGGTAGGAGAAGAAGGCGACTATACCGCCTCCGCTCTCACAACTCCAGCAAGACTTACTAACATTGTTCAAATTGTTGCTAAAAACTTCAAAGTTTCTCGCACTCAACAGAACATCAGTAAGTATTCTGGAGACAATGAACTCGAACGACAAACCCAAAAAGCTCTTATGGATTGGGGTAATGCCGCTGAATTCGATTTAATCCGTTCAACTTTGGTCTCTGGTGCTTCAGGCACTACCGCCAAAATGTCTGGTATTATCGAAGCGGTATCACTCGCAAACAACCACACCTCCCACACTTCTGGAACGGTTTGGTCAGCTACAATTTTGGATGCTCTTATCAAACTTGGTTGGGACAACTCCAATGGAGATGTTGCAACTGATTTGTTCATGGGCTCGTTCATTCGCAACGCCACTGATGGTTTCACCCAGAAATCAAACGTCGTTGTAAATAACGGTTCAATTGGTTCAATCATCCGAACGGTAACTACTTACGAAACTGCCTTTGGCACTGTTCGCTTACACTCACACCGCTATGTCCAGCAAGCTGCTGACACAACTGGTAGAGTGCTCGCAATCCGCCCAGAGAAGCTCAAAGTAGCGTTCCTTGAACGACCTTATGTCGACACTACTCTTGCAAGAGGTGGTGACTACGACAACCGAGCTGTTGTTGGCAAATTCACCTTGGAAGTTCACAACAAGAACTCCGCTTGGTATGCTGACGGCTTTCTGAAATCGTAATCCTTTAATTTAGGTTGTTGGTCGGCTCTCCTCTTCACTTTGGTTGAGCTGACCGCAAAGTGAAAACAACTATGGATACCCAGTCCAAATTAAAAAAATGTGTTGCTGAATATGAGATGATGTTCCCTTGGGAGCTAGAAGCTTTCAAAAAGGGAATGCGAGCTAAAAGAGAATCGCAAATAAAAAGTTCAGTATTAAAAGGCACTGACGCATTAGAGAGACAAATCCTTGAATATCCAGATAATCTTTATACGATTATGAAGGCTACCCTAGATGAACAGGATTGGGTGTATTTCACAAGCAAAAAGGGGGCAAGATGGTTTGGGAAAATGTTCCCACAGTATGCAATAACTACAATGTAGTATGGATTGCAGTAAGCATTCTTCGTCTACTTACAAGGTAGATAAAGAAAAGTATGACAGCGAATGGGATAGGATATTTAAGAAAAAAAACTATGAAAATGGCTCTTTGCCTAATTGTAAAACCAACGAATCAGGAAGCGGAACTACTGGACAGGTGTCTGACGAATGTAAAGGAAGCGGTTGATGGAATCTTCATTACCCAAACAGGGCACAACGATAAAGTAGTTGAGGTTTGTAAGAAGCACGGTGCTGTTCTTTCCTCAACTCCTTGGGAACATAATTTCGCTAAAGCTAGAAACTTTAACTTTAGTCAGGTTCCAAAAGATTTTGACTATATCATGTGGCTTGATGCTGATGACATGGTTAGAGGAATTGAAAAACTTCGAACAACTATCGAAGCCAACCCTGATAAAGACGGTTTCGCCTTTAATTACCTCTATGCCTTTGATGAACAAAAGAAACCAATTGTAGTTCATCTCAAGACCCAGGTAATTAGAAACGATGGTTGTGTTGAGTGGGCTGGAAGACTCCACGAAGATTTTAAAGAGAATAGGGAACTAAAGATTTTCATAATTAAAGGAATTGAAAGAATCCACTT